ACCCTAACACTTTGACGCCATTAGTGAGACGCTTCTGTGGTAGGAAACCATGAGTACCGAAGCCGTTGGCTACCAAGACTCCGTCGATGTCAGTTAAATCCACGAAGTTCATAACACCCTGCTGCATGTTAATAGTAGTCGTGTTGGACATGCGATCATACTTAGGTGGTAACCGTTGAGTGACTGTATCACTCATTCGCTTAGCCGCCTTGCGTTGCCAGCTGACTTGCTTCCCTTTCCCATACCGCCGCCTTTTCCGCAAGTTTGATTTTTTGAACTTGCCGCTAGCGCGCCGGGCGACAGAACGAGAACGCTTACGCATAACCATGTTCTAAATAACATTGTTTGAATTTGTGGCGCACGATTGCACGCCGGCCCCCGGTGCAAAAAGATCCGGCGCGGTGAAGGTGTCCTCAGTAATACCAAGGACACCTCCCGCCCCGACTCTCACAATCTCATCTCATCATGAATCGACAAGTCACCTCGTGGTGTTTCACCTTCAACAATTATGTTGCCGACGATGTTGCCATTATCCGCACGCTTGGTAACAGCTCTCGCGTCCAGTATCTTGTATTCGGCCATGAAGTTGCCCCCACTACCGGAACTCTCCATCTCCAGGGATTCATTTCCTTCAAGCGATCCACCCGCGGAAGTGTTGTTCAACGACTCCTCAGTGCTCGTACCCGGATCCATGTCGAACCCCTCGGAGCTCATTCCACCTCCACTCTCGCTGCGGACTACTGCAAGAAAGACGGAGCCTTCGAAGAGTTTGGAGTTCTCGTGGAGCCAGCTCCTGGAAAACGAAACGATTGGGCCCTTCTCCAAGAGTGGGTTGTCGGACTCGGACGCATTCCAACTAAACGAGAAGCTATTCTCTATAATCCCGGACTCTATGCTCGCTACCCTAAACGCTTCTTCGAAATCTGCGAAGCCTATCTCCCCCCTCCAAGCCTTGTTGGAGGGGAGACTCCCCGTACAGCATGGCAAGAACGGCTCGCCGGAATGGTGGCTGAAGAGCAGGGACCTCCTCGAACAATACAATTTGTCGTCGACGAAGTAGGAAACGCTGGTAAGAGTTGGTTTACTCGTTGGGCTATTTCGAACTATCCCGATAAGGTTCAGGTTTTAAAAATTGGAAAGCGTGACGACCTTGCTTACGCCGTGGACACCACAAAATCCGTGTTTCTCTTTGATGTTCCTCGTAACCAGATGCAGTTTCTACAGTATTCGGTGTTGGAGATGATGAAGGATCAGCTCATCTTCTCTCCGAAATACGAAAGTGGTATGAAGATCCTGACCAAGATCCCATTGGTTGTTGTGTTTTGTAATGAGGATCCTGACAGGACTGCAATGACTCGTGACCGTTACAAGGTGATTAGAATTCTAGGAATTAATAATAACTAAGGTTTAGGTTACTCCCTAGAGGGCGCGTAGCGCCTGCGTAGCTAGCCGCACACTGACTCTAAACAACAAACATTTAACTAAGGCCGCAACGTAGCGACAGCAAGTGACGAGCCGCTACCTGCACACACGGATCCATTCACTGTTTTAAAATCTTAGGCACGAAGTGCGAGACGAAACACTAGGCCATGTCTCTGAATACCGTTCGGACGTCCATGACCAGCTTGAGAACATCTACTGCTTTGTCTATAGTCGCTTCCCAAAATGATACTGGCTCGGCACACCACATGAGTAACTGAATGGGTCGTGGATTTTGATCTTCATTGGCATCATCCTCAAACAAGATGTTTTGATTGAATGGAACATAACCCTTTAAACGTCTTGCATTAGATTGAGCCAAATCACCGGAGTTGATATGGTTCGTTCCAGTACTTGTTGCTTTGGGAACATATGACGTCTTATGCATAAGAATGTCAAACGTATTGGGATTGATTGGCAAAAAGTTGTAACCCTGAGCTTGAATGGGAGCATTGAAGTCTAAGTCCCGTGAATTGTTGAAGTCACGGAAGAAGTCGACTAAGTCAACCGTCTGTGCGTCACTCCTCTTAGGTCGTACAATAGCATAATGGAATATTAGCGGACCGCGCATACTGAAATTCAGTACATTTAAGTCATATTGAAACCCTAACACTTTGACGCCATTAGTGAGACGCTTCTGTGGTAGGAAACCATGAGTACCGAAGCCGTTGGCTACCAAGACTCCGTCGATGTCAGTTAAATCCACGAAGTTCATAACACCCTG